CTTCCTGGCGCTATGCGTGCTAAGTACGATGAGTTTATCAATGAGGGAAGCTTGCATATATTTGAGGGTATAACCTTGGACATGATGCAAGTTTATGAGGATCTTGATCGCCACATTGAGACTTTTAAATACGATGTTCGTGCGTTCGGGTATGACCCTTACAATGCTAAGGAATTCATTGAGCGATACGCTGCCGAGAACGGTCCTTACGGTATCGAAAAGGTAATTCAGGGCGCTCGAACGGAATCAGTTCCTCTAGGAGAGATTAAGAAGCTCAGTGAAGAAAGCATGCTACTCTTTGATGAGAAGCTCATGACTTTCGCAATGGGGAACTGCATTACCATTGAAGATACTAATGGTAACCGTAAGTTGTACAAGAAGCGTAATGAACAAAAGATCGACAACGTGGCAGCCCTTATGGATGCCTACATTGCTTGGAAAGCCAATAAGGGAGAATTCGAATGACCGATTTCGATAGGGTCGACGACTGGATGGCGCATCACGGCATCTTGGGGATGCATTGGGGTGTGCGTAAATCTGAAAGCTCATCCCCTTCTAAGAAGCAAACGCGAAAAGAAACTCGTCAAGCACGGGACAAAGAAATTATAGCAGCACGCCTTCGTCAAAATAAGCGTGTTGCTACTGTTCAAAAAGCGGCGGCACGAACCTATCTTGAAACTACAAAGAAAGGTCAAGAAGCTGCTGAGAAAGCATACGAACGTGCTGAAAAGATCCTTATAAACAATCCGGATGCAGATACGGCTAGCAAGATGACTCATGGAGAAAAAGTGCTAAATGGACTCGCCTGGGGAACATTCGGCGCTCTTACGATTGGATCAATTGCTATCGCAGCAAAGGGTTAGCATTAGAAGACATTTAAAGACGAAAGGAGGTGAAATGAGTGGCATCGATATTTGACAGAATTTCATCCGGTGCAAATCGTCTTGCGCATGCTTGGAACGCGTTTATCAATACGTCCGATAGCAACAAATACCGAGCGGGCTCTGGTGTTAGCATCAGCGTTGGGGGGAATCCGAGTCGTAGTCGATTGACAACGAGTGCCGATAGATCCATTTTGGCATCTATTTATACTCGCGTTGGAATTGACGTTGCTGCCGTAAATCTGAATCATGTATATTTGGATGAAAACGGACGCTTTCTAAGGTATGCAAACAGCGGACTGAACAACTGTCTAAGTCTTAAGGCTAACATCGATCAGGGAGCTAGGGCGTTCAAACAAGACATGGCGATGAGTCTTTTTGATAAAGGCGTTATTGCAATCGTCCCAGTTGACACTTCCGATGTTCCACTTAAATCCGGATCGTGGGATATCTACACAATGCGGGTTGGCGAGATCGTCAACTGGTATCCTAGGCACGTTCGAGTTCGGCTATGGAATGATATTCTCGGTCGAAAAGAAGAGCTGACCCTTCCTAAATCTGTGGTAGCTATTGTTGAAAACCCGCTATATTCTGTAATGAATGAGCCAAATTCAACGTACCAAAGACTTATCCGTAAGCTCAATCTTCTGGATTCAGTCGATGAGGCTGCAAGTTCCGGAAAGCTCGACATCATCATTCAGTTGCCATACGCGGTAAAGAATGAAACTCGTCAGGCTAAGGCCGAAGAGCGTGCCAGAGATGTAGAAGCTCAGCTTAAAGGTTCTAAGTATGGAATCGCATACATCGATGGTAGTGAGCGAATCACGCAGCTGAACCGCCCAAGTGAAAACAACATGCTTTCTCAGATTCAATTTCTGACTAGCTTGCTTTACTCTCAGCTTGGTCTTTCTCCCGCTGTATTCGATGGTACGGCAGACGAGAAAACTCTTCTCGCCTATTACAACCGAACGATCGAACCGATTCTAGCAGCCATTACCGAAGCCATGAAGTCAACCTTCCTGACAAAGACAGCTAGAACTCAAGGCCAGTCTATTGAATACTATCGCGACCTGTTCAAGATGCTCGCGGTTAGTGATCTTGCTGATCTTGCTGACAAGCTCACCAGAAACGAGATTCTATCGTCTAACGAGTTCCGTTCACTCATTGGCTTCAAGCCTTCGAATGATCCCAACGCGGACAAACTCATTAACAAGAATCTTCCAGTCCAAGCTCAACCCGCCGCAAACGTCGGCCATGTGACTGCGACTCCGGCTCAAACGCCGAAACCTCAGCCTTTGGCTATCACGGCAGGTTCCGATGACTCATCCGATTCATCGCTGTCAAAGGAAGGAGAATAAATCAAAATGGAAGCAGATTTTAGTGGCTGGGCCACTAAGGCTGGCGTAAAGTGCTCTGATGGTCGAACCATCATGCCTGATGCGTTTAAGCACCAGGACAAGATGACTGTGCCGCTCGTTTGGCAGCATCAGCACAACGGACCTATGAACGTTCTTGGCCATGCTGTGCTGGAGAACCGTCCTAACGGTGTTTACACCTATGGATATTTCAACGACACCGAGATGGGTCAGCTGTCCAAGGAGCTTGTCAAGCACAAGGACCTTGATTCGCTGTCCATCTTCGCAAAGCGTCTGCAGCAGCAGGGCAGCCTCGTCATTCATGGAGACATTACTGAAGTCAGTCTTTGTCTCGGTGGAGCGAACGCTGAAGCCAAGATTGACAATGTCAACCTCATGCACGGTGACCAGATCATCGGGGAATCCGACAATGAGGCCATCATTTACACTGGAGAAGAACTCCAGCACGAAAACCCCGAAGGAGAAATCGTGGGAAAGAAGACGCTGGACGAACTCCAGCATGCAGCCTCAGCGACTGCTGCGCCGAAGACGGACGACCAGACCATCCAGGACGTCATCGACGGCATGACGGAGGAGCAGCGACAGGCAATGTGGTGGGCCGTCGGAGAAGCACTCAATGAGGAAAACTCCGATGGCACGGAAAACACCAACTCGGCGGCGCATTCCGCGTCGTTCGCAGAAGACGAAGAGTTTCTTGCTCACGTCGACGAACAGATCACCACTCAGATCCAGGAAGGATTCACCAACATGCGCAACGTCTTCGAAAGCGCTGGGAACACGGTTGCACATGCAGAGCGTCCCAGGCTTGACTACAACCAGCTGAAGACCATTCTCGATGATGGCCCCAAGCATGGTTCGCTCAAGGAGTCTTTCCTTGCTCACGCCGATGAGTACGGCATCACGGACATCAACCTGCTGTTCCCGGATGCCACGCTCGACAGCAATGGCATTACCTACATCTCGCGTCGTATGGAGTGGGTGCAGAACGTTCTCACGAACACGAAGCACAGCCCCTTCTCCAGGGTCAAGTCGCTTTCTGCGGACATCACCGCGGATGAGGCGCGTGCAAAGGGTTACGTCAAGGGCAGCCTGAAGAAGGACGAGGTGATCAAGCTTCTGAAGCGAACCACCTCCCCGAAGACCATCTACAAGAAGCAGAAGCTCGATCGGGATGACATCCTCGACATCACCGAGGTCGACATCCTCTCCTTCATCCAGGCTGAGATGCGCGTCATGCTCGATGAGGAAATCGCGCGTGCGATCCTCGTGGGTGACGGGCGTGAGGCCGATGACGAGGACAAGATCGACGAGGACGCCGTTCGTCCGATCGCGTACGACGTCGACATGTACAACACCACGGTCCAGATCTCCTCCACGGCCGAGGTCAACGACATGATCGATTCGATCGTGCTGGGACTCAACAACTTCAAGGGCTCTGGTACGCCCACGCTGTACACCACGCGTGCTGTGCTCACCAAGATGCTCCTGGTCAAGGACACGCTCGGTCGTCGCCTTTACGCAACCAAGGCGGAGCTTGCTGCTGCGCTGACTGTCGCAGACATCATCGACTGCGAGGCTCTCGAGTCCCACAGCGACATCTGGGGCGTTTGCGTCAACCTGATCGACTACCAGGTGGGTGCCGACAAGGGTGGAGAGATCAACCTCTTCGACTTCTTCGACATCGACTACAACCAGCAGAAGTACCTGCTGGAGACGCGTATCTCGGGTGCACTCATCAAGCCGAAGGCCGCTGTCACCTTCGTTCTCGACGCAGCCAACGTGGTTACCCCGCAGGCTCCGACGTTCGTGAACTCCACGGGTGTTGTGACCATTCCGACTCAGACTGGTGTGGTTTACCAGGACGAGGCAACGGGAGCTACGCTCACGGCGGGTGCGCAGGATGCAATCGACGTTGGAGACACCCTCGAGGTCAAGGCTGTGCCGGCCGCCAACTACGGCTTCACGCACGACGCCACGACCGAGTTCGTCTTCACTCGCACCGCGTAGTAAGAAGCACTAATGGCAAAGTACTACGGTCAAATTGGTTACAATGAAGGCCAAGTAGAAACTGCGCCAGGTGTGTGGGAGGACGTCGTCGTAGAGCATAATGCCATCGGCGACGTCCTCCGTAACAATCGACGTTTGAACCCTGGAGAATACGCTACTAACGAAATCTCTGTGGGTAATACGATCAGTATTGTTGCGGACGCCTACGCCCAAGAGCACTACTTTGCCATCCGTTATATTCGTTGGGCCGGGGTTCTATGGACGGTTTCTACTGTCGATGTAGAACCCCCTCGACTCAATCTAACGCTGGGG